AGTTGCACTTATAATGTACCATCACAAAACTGTTCAAGTGCAGTAAGTTGTGGTGACGCATTGGAAGATGAATTTTTACAATTTAGTCATTTGACTGATATACCTACAATAGTAACTGCCCCACCAAATGTAACAGATACAAGAGACTTTCACTTTGGCGAATGTCAGTTACTTAATGGAGTAGGTAATCCTACTGCATATAATCTTTTTAATATGTATTGGCTGCCTTACTATGCAGAGCTTTACAATCCTGATACTAGGATAATGACAATCAAAGTAAATTTAAGCCCTTCAGATATTAATACATTCAAGTTCAACGACACTGTCTTTATAAAGAATAGAATTTTTAGATGTAACAGAATAGACTACAAGCCAAACGACTTGGCAACAGTTGAATTTATACTTATACCATAATGCCTGAATTAGCTAATTTAATACCATACTTATCAGGTTTCAAAGTAAGACCTGCTGCAATTTCAGGATTAGGAATAGTACTCTTTACAAATGGATCAAAAAATGTAACACCTAATCAAGCTCAATGTGAAGCTTATGGATATACCTATAATAAAGCAGAAGGGACTTGTTCTACTTTTAGATACAATACAAACTTAGATAGAAATGTAGCTAATGAAAATAACAGAACTTATGGAGCAGGAAATTCAACACAAACAGGAACTAACAATTCTTTAGTAATGGGCGAAAGCAATACTATTAGAGGTTTTTCTAGGAATAACATTATAATCGGTAACAGTAATGAGATAGCTAATAACGTAAACAATGCCAACGTCTTTGGCACTTTAGGTGAGGTTACAGCGACTAACTCTATTGTCTTAGGTGGTAATGCTTCAGCAGATACTTTAGGAGAAAGACAGTCTATTCATTTGATTTATGGAATACAAACACCAAACGGAACGAATACAGTTAGTTTTTTAAACAATACAACAGATAGCTTATTTGCTATTCCTGACAATACTATAATGTATTTTCACGCAGATGTAGTTGCTGTTAGAGTAGGTGGAACGGCAGCAGGATCGGTTGGTGATTTTGCTAGTTGGGTTGAAAGGGGAGTTATAATTAATAAGTCAGGAACAGTTACAATAAGCAGAGAACGAGATTCAATAAAAGATAGTGGAACAACAACAGGATGGCAGCCTACAGGAATAGTAAGCGGAACTAGCTTTGCTATGCGAGTAAGGGGTGCAACAGATATGACAATAGAATGGTGCAGTAATATAACATTCACACAAATAAAAACAGGGGTAACTTTATAAAAATAAAACTATGGCAGACGTAGAAATAAGTGCAGAAATAAATTCAAATATTGGCGAAGTTGCAAAAGATACTAAAAAGCTAACTACTGAATCTGAGAAAGCTCAAAAAGGTGTTGGAGGTATTGGTAAAGCTTTTAAAGGAATGGGTACGGCTATCAAGGCAGCAGGAATAGGCCTTGTAGTAGCTTTACTTGCGAAACTTATGGAAGTCTTTAGTAAGAATCAAAAAGTTTTAGACGTGTTCAATACAGCTATGACTGCTTTAAGTATTGCCTTCAATGACTTGTTTGGATTCATATCAAATAACATAGGAACAGTAGTAGGTTACTTCAAAGCATTATTTGAAGACCCTAGTGTTAAGATTAAAGAGTTAGGAACGGCTATCAAAGACGGATTAGTAGTTAGGTTCAACGAGTTCTTAGAAGTTCTAGGACTTGTAGGAAAAGCATTTGGTCAATTAATAGATGGAGAATTTAGCAAAGCCTTTGGAACAATCAAAGAAGCAGGGAAACAAGTTGTTGATGTATATACAGGTGTAGATGATAGTTTTGAGAAAGTAACTGAAACTATTAAAGGATATGTAACAGAAACATTGAAACAAGCTGACGCAATTACTCAAACGGCAAAAGCAGCTGATAGAGCAGCAGTACAATTTGCTATGTTAAACGCACAGTTCTTAAAAGACGCTGAACTACAAAGACAAATAAGAGATGACGAAACAAAGACTTTTGAAGAAAGAATTGAAGCAAATAATAAGCTAAACGATATACTTGGAGAACAACAAAAACTTCAAAGAGAGCAAATACAGATAGGTATAACTGCAGCACAACAACAGTTTGATATAAATGCTAGTGAAGAAAACTTTATAGCCTTACAAGAATCTAAAGTAGCTATGTTAGAGCTTGAAGAAGCTATTACAGGTCAGTTGTCAGAGCAAAAGACAAATCAAGTAAGTCTTGAAAAGGAATTACTAGAAACTCAAAAAGAAGTAAGAGCTGAAGGTCTATCAGGATTAGAAAGAGAATTACAAGAATTACAAGATGCTTATGACTTAAAACTAGAAATGGCTAGAAAGTCAGGAATGGACACAACAGCTATTACTAAGCAATTTGAGAAACAAAAGACAGAAGTAGTACAAGCAAATGTAAACGAGCAGTTAGAAGCGTTCTCAGGACTTGCAGGAGCATTAAGTTCTTTAGCAGGGGATAACAAAGCTTTAGCCGTAGCAAGTGCAGTAATAGATACTTATGTAGGTGCGAATAAAGCATTTGCTCAGGGAGGTACTTTAGGCTTTGTATCAGGTGCAGCCGTAATTGCAGCAGGTTTAAATAATGTAAGGACTATATTATCAACAGATGTTCCAGGAGGAGGAGGAGGAGGAGGAGGCTCTGCACCATCAGCACCAGCCCCACAAATGATGTCAGGAGCTTTTGATATTAGTGGAGGTGTAGCCCCTGAGCCTGTTCAAGCCTTTGTATTAACAGACGAAATGACAAACAGTCAGAATCAGCTTGCAAATATTAGAAGAAGAGCTACAATCTAAAATCAAACAGAACGACAATTTATCTATTATATAAAAAAGACTACTATGCCTTGCGAAGAATGTGAAAACGGAAAATACAAATGGGGAAAGACAGGAAGCTGTGAATATGATACAGTAGCTGAATGTGAAGAAGCTAATAAAGACTACTATGAAGAAGAAAAGACTACTTCTATAGTTGAGCTAATAATTGCAGACGATTCACAAGAACTAGCTATTGATGCAATCAGTTTAGTTACAAGTCCTGCAATAGAGCAAGACTTTGTATTCTTTGGTAAAGAGAAAAACAACTTGACTTTTGCAAAGGTTGATGAAGAGAAAAGAATGCTAGTTAGTCCGGCACTTATTCCTAATAAAAATATTTTCAGACATAATCCTAATACCCAAGAAGATTACTATGTTTACTTTTCAAAAGAAACAGTACGTAAGGCTTCTGAGTTGTATTTGAAACATAACAATCACCACAAAGCTACATACCAACATCAAGATAGAGTATCAGGTGTTCTAACAGTTGAATCTTGGATTAAGGAAGGTGATATGGATAAGTCTAAGTTATACGGCTACGACTTACCTAACGGCACTTGGTTTGTAAAAATGAAAATAGAGAATGATGACCTATGGAGTAAGATAAAAGATGGGGAGCTTAAAGGATTAAGTATTGAAGGCTACTTTACGGACAAGATGGAATCTATGTCAGACGTACAACCAACCAATGAAGAAATACTTAAGGCACTAAACGAAATAATCACAAAATCAAACAAGTAACCAACCTTTCTATTATATATAGAACCTAAAAATTAAACTATGGATTTAAAGAATCAAATATTAGTAGCACTTGGACTTGACAAAGAAACAGAAGTGTCTTTAGCTTGGCAAGCAAAATCGGAAGATGGAACTATTTTCGTTTCAACTGCTGAAGAATTAGAAGCAGGTGTGGATATCAGCGTTTTAACTGAAGATGGCACGACAATTTTATTGCCAATCGGAACTTACAAGACAGATACAGGAGTATCTTTTAGAGTTGAGGAAGAAGGTATTGTTGCTGAAGTTATCGAAAGCGAAACTGAAGAAGAAGTAGTTGAAGAAGAATTAGCTGAAGATGATGGTAAGGAAGCTGATGTAGCTGATTGGGCAGGTATGGAAAAGCGTATTCAGAACTTAGAAGATGCTGTAGCTGACCTTAAAAGAAATAAAGAAGGAGGAGATGATGAGGTTGAAGAAATGGCTGAAGAAGTAACAGAGCCTTCTACAAATCCTAAAACTATAACTACAAAAGAAGTAGTTGAATTCTCAGCAGAAGACGAATTAACAAAGTTAAAAGCTGAAAATGATAAATTAAAGACTGAATTAGCAGAATCACCTGCTTCAGCTCCTTTAGACACAAATAAATTTAGTTCAGAGAAAAAAGCTGTATCTAAATTAGACTATTCAAAAATGAGTAAGAACGAGAAGTTTTTACATAACTTATATAATTAATAACTAAAAGTAGAGATAACTCTACATAACTAACTAAAAATCAACAAACTATGGCGTTTACTACGACTAGCTCGTTTTCGGGCAAAGCAGCTGGATTCTACATCTCAGCGGCTTTAAAATCAGCAACATCTCTTGAATATCTTACAATGATTGAGAATATCAAGTTTAAATCTAACATCCAAAAAATGGATGCAACAGTTTCACCTATTGCAGCAGCAACGTGTGATTTCACAGGAGCAGGAACACTTGCTTTAACCGAAAAGGTACTCGAACCTGCGAATCTACAAATTAATTTGGATTTATGCAAGTTGACGCTTTTGGATTCTTGGGAAGCTTTACAAATGAGAGCAGGAGCAGGCGCACCTCCGCCGGCATCTTTTGATGACTATGTAATCTCTTATATGGGCGATATTATTGGACAAGCTACTGAAAATTCTATTTGGGCAGGTGTAGCAAATGCAGGTGGAGACTTTATTGGATTCACAGGAGCAGGAGCAGCAGGATGGTTAAGAAATGGAAATGACGCTACAGTTAATCAAGCAGTTTTAACAGGAGGTGCAGGTGTAGCTCCAGTAGTAGGAACAATTATTGCTGATATTCAAGTAGGACTTGATGCAGTACCGGCAGCAGTTATTGGAAAGGATGATTTATACATCTACTTAAACCAAAAGAATTACCAATTATACATCCAAGCTATTTCAGCTTTAGGTTACTTAAACGCTTACAATATGCAAGGTGAGTATGTACCAATGTTCAACGGAATTAAAGTAGCTGTTTGTAATGGGTTACAAAATGCAGCAATCGTTATAGCTGAGAAATCAAATATGTTTTTCGGAACGGACTTGTTAAGTGACGCTACTAGAATCCAATTGCTAGATATGGCTGCTTTGGACGGAAGCGATAATATGAGAATGGTAGCTCGTTACAGTGCAGGAACACAAACAGGAGTAGGAGCTGATTGCGTACTTGTATCTTAATAAATAAATAATACGGAAGTGAGGGTGTAAAAGCTCTCACTCCCTTAACCTAAAAAAACAAACAAAATGGCTTGTACAGCACTAACAAAAGGTAGGGGGCTCGACTGCAATAGAATCAGTGGTGGGGTGAAATTTATTTATTTCGGAGTTCTTGACCAATTTACAGCACCAATAGAAACAACAGGACTTCCAGTTACAGCAGGAGAAGTTACAGACTTAGAAATGGGAGCTAATGACTTATACCGATACACTATGCCTTTGGGTGTAGCAAGTATTACCGATACTATCGTTGGAAGTAGAGAAAATGGAACTATTTACTATACGCCAACGGCTCAGGTATTATTTAACCGTCTGTCCAAGGAAGACCAAAATCAGGTGAAATTATTAGGCGCTACTAAAGTGGTTGTCTTTGCTCAATTAAACCAACAAACTACAGCAGGTACTGATATTATAGTAGCTATGGGAGTTGTAAACGGAATGGAACTTAATGCAGGTACTATCGATTCTGGGGCAGCTTGGGGTGATAAAAATGGTTATACTCTGACTTTTGACGGAATGGAAGCATCTCCTATGCCTATAGTAGCAGATTACCCTATAGCAACAGGACCATTCACAAATGCAGGGTTTAATTTTGGCGCAATAGTTACATCTTAATTTTCTTATCTGTTTTCTTATAATCTTAGAAAGGGTAGCTTAACGGTTACCCTTTTTTTACACTTAGTGAGGGTGAGGCGGCTTGACCGTTTATAGAGTAATCTAGCGTTCACTATGGGATTAAGGTTGCTTTGGCAGCCTTTTTCCTTTATTAACCAAACAGAAACAGACTTTTTCTATTATATAGTATGATACAAGCATTTACTGAAACAGGATTTAAGCCTGACATTTGCACAGAGGACAATAGAATAGATACGTCAGTAGCTTCTACACAGATTAGATTCTTAGTTAAGTTTATCAATGACCTTGATGGTTCTATTGCTTATGCTTATCCTACATTGACTTCAGGTATTTTACCAAGATATACGAATATGGTTTTCAGTTATAACATAAACCCTGATTTGTTTGCAGGAAGTACGAAACTTTTACCTGCAGGACATTGGAAGTACGAAGTGTATGAAGTAAGTTGGATTGGAGCTGTAACAGTAGGAGGAGGAAAAGCACCATCAACAGAAACAGATGTACTTCCTGTATCGGATAGTAACGGAGTAGTTCAAGGAATAGTTACAAAAGGAATACTTAACTTAACAGAAAAAGCAGGAACAGAGCAAGTGCAATACACTCAACACCCTGAACCTTCAGGAACTAATACTATATATTACGGACAATAAACAAAAAATATGGATAAAATAATTTCGATAGATTTAAGCACAAGTACAAGTCCCTTAGTTCAGGAAGTCAGAGGTAAGGATTACATTGAATACGGTGATGCAAATGGGCAATGGAGAAACCTCTATCCTCAGTTTTTAATTGACCTTTACTATTCAAGTTCTATAACGGCTGCTATCGTGAATGCGACTAGCGAAATGATAAGTGCAGAGGACATTGTCATATCAGATGAAGATGACAGAGATGAAGAAGCAAGAGTAAAGCTTCAAAACTTTATGAACAATGCTAATGGAAATGAAACGCTTCACGAAGTATTAAAAAAGGTAGCATTTGACTTTAAACTTCAGGGAGCATTTGCTCTTAACATAGTATGGTCAAAAGACAGAACACAGATAGCTGAAATCTATCATATCCCAGTAGAGAAAATCAGATGTGAACGTCCTGATGAATTTGGAAAAACAAACGGCTACTATGTATCAGGAGATTGGTCAAATACAAGAAGTAACAAGCCTTATAGAGTTCCTGCTTTTAATGTCAATGACAGGACTTCACCAAATCAAATATTATATACAGGGCTTTAT